GATAGGGGTTCTAGGGGGAAGGGGACCATTAAGGGGGCGTTTCTTTGTTCTTTTTCCCCTTGCTTCCGGTTTGCTTTCGCTTTGCTTCCGGTTTGCTCCTGCCTGGTTAAATCTTATCTCGGATGGCGTCAATGATCCAGGCGTTGACGCTTTGGCCTGCGCGCTTGGCTGCATCTTCCAGCTGTTCCGGTGTGAAACCGTCTCCGCCGTCCTGTCTGACTCTGATTGTGTACCTCCTGTATGTCTTTGCCTCGTACCTCTCCCGCGCCGGTCTATTTTGTGCATTGCGGATGCTCTTATCTGTAGGCACGTTAGCACCTCCTTTGCTGGATAGTATACTATATAATTGCATAACGCGCCATTATGCAAACCGCACAAAAATCAGCCCGGAATGTTGTATATCATTTTGCTGTATGCTCTATTGACATGCGCATAACGCCGCGTTATGATTGAGGCACAGAAACGGAACAGCAACCACGACAAGTCAAACAGGAGGTATAACACCATGACAACCTATTTCATCAACTGCAAGACCCTGGACGAGCTGAAGAAAGCCTACAAGGCCGCGGCCATGAAGTATCATCCCGACATGGGCGGCGATACGGCCACCATGCAGGCGATCAATGCAGAGTATGAAGCCCGGTTTGAGGTCCTGAAGCGGAGCCAGAACACCCAGGCGGCCGAGGACACCACCGGCCGGACGAAGGCCACCACCGAGAGCGCCGATGACTTTATCCGGATCATCGACCAGCTCTTGAAGCTGGACGGCCTGGAGATCGAGCTGTGCGGCCGCTGGCTGTGGATCGGCGGAGAGACCAGGAAGCACAAGGAAGCGTTAAAGGCCGCCGGTTGCCGCTGGTCCTCCACCAAGAAGATGTGGAGCTGGCACTTTGCAGAGGACGGCAGCCACTGGCACAGGGGCAGCAAGACCATGGCGCAGATTCGCAGCAAGTACGGCAGCACCACTTTCAGCCGTGACGCCACCAGAAACGACGCACTCCCCGCTTGACGGGGAGGCGTCCAGGATAGGAGGCTTCACAATGAGCGTAGACTGGAAGAACCTTTTCCGCCGCTATGGCGGCGTTTCCAAGGAGGCAGATATCCGGATCAGTGGCTATCTGATCCGGCCGGACTGTTTGACGCGGGATCGCATCCGGTGGAATGACGAGAGTGCCGCCCGGATCATTGCAGACTGCGAAAAAATTGCAGAAGAGCTGAGGGGATACCGCCAAGCGCTGGCGGCCAGATATGCCGAGCTGTCCGCCATGGCCTACTCCCTTCGGCTGGATATGATCCGGGAGCGTGGTTGGAAAGGTCCCGTCACCTATTGGCTCCGGCTGGTCCGGGTATACGCCGACGGCCACGAAGAAACAGAGTGGAAAAAGGACTGGCCCGGCAACGAGCGGCACAAGGCATTGAAAGCCTACCGGGAAGAGCTGAAAGCCCGCCCCGGAATAGAAACAAAGCTGGACATAGAGAAAAGCCGGTGGGAGCATTGACGCTCCCCCGGCGGGATGTTACAATTAAATTTAACGGAGCCCGCATAGCGGGAGAAAGGATCAAAAGCCATGAAACAGATCAGCATTAACAACGGCGCAACCTACACCACGGCCGCCGAGGCGCTGGAGGAAATCAGCCTTGACACTATGGCTGAGTACATGGATGACGACGCCCGCGAGGCCGTGCATAACGAGCTTGCGCCCTGCTCCGATATTGAGTTTTTGGAGCGGTATCTTGAGATTGCACCTGATGACCTGATTGTAGGATAAACCGTTGCCCGCCCTGGAGCTTCCTGGGGCGGGTTTTCATGTCTTTCAAGCAAAGAAAAGCCGGGGCTTTTTCGCCCTGGCCTCTCTAATTTCACATCATGTTCACAGTAACAACACAGAACCATTGAATTTCTAATCAAAACAGATACAAAAGTCTTAAATCTTCAAATCTTTGTTTTCCCTATGTAATTCCAGCCTTTTCCTTGCAGCTCTAAGGTTTTGCAGGCTCTCTTTATATTACATTTTGTGACGTAAAATTACCATCTAAATTCACAGTAAATTCACAGTAAACCCGCAATTTCCGGCCTTTATGTTCACAGTGGAAAACTATGTGGAAAACTATCCCTCCCTGGCGTCCATGTAAGCTCCCAGCAGCTGGGCCGCGGTTGCCTTGTGCTGCTGCCGCAGATGGGTGTATACACTCTCAAGAACCTCCGGCGTGTCTCCCAGTATCTCCGCAGCCTGCCGGGGGTCAAGCCCCGCCTCATAACAGATCGTGGCGAAGCTGTGGCGGAAACAGTGGGGTGTGATGGGGAATGTCTCGTGTGTCGCACCATCGCTTGTCTGAATGATCTCATTCAAGCCCACATCCCGGCAGTATTTCCGCCAGTTCCTTGTGATCTCTCCGGCCCGCATATATCCGCCATCGGCGCCGGGGAAGATCAGTCCCACCCGGTTCCTGGGCAGGGCGTCCGCCAGCGGCGCCAGCAGCGGAATCTTCCGGTTTCCGTTCTCGCTCTTCAGGTGGTCCTCCAGCTTCGGAAACTGCCCCATTGCATAGCTGAGCTTTTTGGTCACATGGATGACCCCGGCTTTCCGGTCAATATCCGCATAGGTCAGCGCCAGGGCTTCTCCCCGCCGCATCCCGGTATAAAGCAGCAGATACGGGAACAGCCACCAGTGGGCTTTTTTCTCCCGCCCCGCTGCCTTTACGGCGGCCTCCTGCTCTTCGGTCAGTGCCTCCCGGTGCTTCACCGGCAGCCCCCGGCTCTTCTTGATCTCCGCGGCCGGGGAAATATCAATATCTCCGGAGATCACCGCATGGGCGAATATCATCTTGCAGACACACAATTCAATAGAAACGCTGTTGGCGCTCCTGCCCTGCTTCTCGAACGCGGAGATATACCGCTGGATATCCAGGGGCCGTATCTCCTTCGCAGGTCCGGGGAATGCCTCTTTCAGACGCTTCACGGCATAGGAGTATACCCGCCGCGTGGATTCTCCAATATCCCCTTCGTGCTGCACCTCCCACTCGTCCGCGATCTTTGGGAAGTCGCGCCCACGCTCTTTCTGCTCCTGGTATTCCAGGATTTTTCTGTCCACCTCGCGGCAGCTCTTTCCCCGGAATGCCACCCGCTTTCCGTTGATGGTCCGGATCGCCTCGAAGAGCCCGTCCGGCCTCTGATGATACTTGCTTTTCTTCGCCATCTTCTTTTCCTCCTATTGCTTCATCAGGAGGTCTGTGCTATACTGTGAACAGACCTCCCGGCTTCGTGGTTGCTGTTCGGGGTGTCGTTGTGCCGTCCGGGTGCGTCAACGCCCGGGCGGTTTTCTTTATAGATCACCAACAATACGGGCACGGCGAGTAGCCAATATACGCGCAATATTCGATATTATGTGCCCAGTATTCGTCTGCGTTTTGGAATGTATCGCACCAATAGTTGTGGTAGTATGGAGAACCGTCAACAATAAAGCCGATGCTGCTATTCAACATTGCTGATTCTTCTCTCATACTCCTTATAATATTTTGCTTCGAGTCGACCTTCTCTTGAAGCGAAGAAATCTCCTTCTCTGCCTCCTCTAAATCCATTGAACAATTTGAATACAGCCAAACAAATGCCGACGAAAGGCAGACCAGAACGGCCAGCATAATAAAAAAGCCCATCTTGAAATAATTTTTCCCAGCGTTCTTTTCCCGTTCCTGCGGTAGTTTAAAATTTGATCTGTATACCTCAATAATAGGAGCTGGTTCCGCTTTCGCCACAGCGTAGCCTGTTTCTGCTTGCGTATTTTCAGGTGACTTCATCTCAACTGTGGAAAGGCGCCCCTTAGAACGTAAAATATGCCCCCCTATTTTGTAGAATACGATACCCCAAATCAGAGCGGGAGTAAAAGTTCCAACATTATCCCCCGCCATGAAACGCAGAGCCATAAACAAAATGGCAACTGTGATTGTGTAGAGAATACAAAGCAGACGGAATCTCTTTTTCAAAATTGGTTTTTTCCAAATTAGCGCAAACAGAAGAGGCCCTGCCCCATAGGCTAACAATGTTATAGCCATTGCCAACAATATGCTCATGAAATACAAATTAGGGTTTTCAGAGAACGTTGAATAATCCATATCATTTCCCTCCTCAGAATTATCTTACTAAGCTAATAAAGTGCGTTGCTTTTCCCAGTACATGAACTCTTGCCATCTCTTCTCCCCAAAACACGAATGGCGTGCAAGTTGGGTTTTCTGGTTCTAACACGATTCGATCCTCAAACTTCCGAAATCTTTTCAAAGTAGCCTCTTCATTATCAACTCGAATGGCAGCGATCTCCCCATTCTCGACCTCATCTTGCTGTCGAATGCATACAATATCCCCATTGAAGATGCGAGCGTTTATCATGCTCTCTCCTTTGCAGATCAGTGTAAAATCACAGTGAATATACTCAGGCACTTCATCGTATCCCTCAATATTCCCATCAGCAAGTATCGGTTCTCCGCAAGCAATCCGGCCTAACCGCGGGACCCTTCTTGTGTGCGGCATTGAATGGATGTTAGTTGGAAGGTCGTAATTCCCTTCCCACCCCATAAGATAAGCTGGAGGAACATCTAATGCATCCGCAATCTTTTCCAGTTTGTCAAGTGGTATATTTGTGATAATTCCGTTTTCATACTTGAATATTGTCTGTTTTGTCGTTCCACAAATTTCCCCAAGCTCAGTCTGAGAAATTCCTTTTTCTTTTCTCACTTTTGCAATTCTTTTTCCTATATTCATTATCTCACACCCCTTCTTTTCGTAACTTAATAATATCACATATTTTTGCAAAATCAAGCAAAAAATAACTTGACAGGTCACTTTATCCGTTGTATTATTTTAGTAACCCCAAAAGTTACGTTTATATAAGGAGGTATTGCAATGGTTGCAACCGATAAACTTCGTGGGATTATATACGAGCGCGGAACTTCTCAAAGAAAAGTTGCTTCTGCACTTGGAATGACCGAAAAAACATTCTATAGCAAGATGAAAAAGGGCGTTTTCGGAACAGATGAAGTTGAAAAGATGGTCGAACTCCTTAATATCCACAATCCAGCAGAAATTTTTTTAGTCAAAAAGTAACTTATTAAGTTACTATCTTCTCGGCCTATCTGACCAGTCCGCCAGCTAAAAAGGAGGTCCGTATGGAAACACCTGTATTTGCAAACGAAAAGGGCTGTGCCCTTCTGGCCGCCATCGACGCCGGGATCATTCCCGAAACGGAAAGCGGCTATGACACAGCCCGATTTGATAAGTTCTGGTCTCTGTATCTGCGAAATCTGGCCCAAGTCTACAGGGCCTCAGAGCAGGGCGGAAAAGAGCAGCTCCACAAGCTGCCCGATCAAGGCGCCGATCACCAGTAAGAGGACTTGATACCAGCGGTCCAGCTTCTTCCGCTTTTCCATGATCTTCTCATGGTCATAAGTGGCAAGGGCGCAAAGGCCGTCCTGCGTGGCAAAGATGGCTTCCAGGTCTCTCTGCACATCTGCGGAGCAATATCCCCTTGGCTTTGCCATCAGCCACCGCAGCATGTCCGCTTCACGTTCTGTTAAGTCAGAAAACCGGACGCCCTGGATGGTCCTTCGCAGCATTTCCGCTTGTTCGGAAGTCATCATGCGGCAACACACTCCTTGTTATCAGGATACCACATATCAATAAAATCGGCAATATAAACAGATAGGAGATATGACGATCTGAAAATTTCAATGAAAAGGATTCGAGAGCAAACGTGCCAAAAGCGCCTCTTTCAATGCGATGTCTGCGGGGCAATCACTCCGGCCACAAAAATGAGACATAGAGGCGCCACCTTGCCTGGGCACAGGAAAACCATGTATTGCTTTTTCTGCAAAAAGAGAACGGATTTTACTCAGATTGAATAACAAAATGCCCCCGCCAGTGCTGACACCACCGACGAGGGCTGCGGAACCTATTGAAAGCGCCAACAGGCCCGCGAGGACAGTATACCATTCCTCCGGGCGGAAATCAATCGCAAGGAGGAATTTACTTTGAACGAAAACAGCACCATCAAAGACCTGGAGTCCCAGGCACGCAACACCAAGCGGCTCATGGACAAGCTCAACCGGGCGGCCTACGGCATGACCTTTGACGAGGCTCTGCGCCTTCGCCCGTCAGACCCGAACAGCAACCACGACCATCAAGAAAAGGAGGACCCGAATGTCTGAGTCAAGATACTACCGCGACAACCTCGCGGACATTCTAGAATTCACCGAAGGGCGGCACCTGCTGTCCCTGGAGGATGTCCGGCGATTCACCGGCATCAAGAAATACAGCACTTTGAAGAACCGCTTCCCCTTCAACGGCTCCAAAATCTCCGCCGCCACCCTGGCCCGGAGTCTTTCGGAGGTGTCGAAATGATCCTTCAAATCATCGTTCTGACCGCTGGAGCCATCTCCCTGACAAACGGCCTCTTCTGGATACTGGACAGACTGGAGGGCCACAGATGAACATTGGAGACAAGCTGTGCCTGGAACCCACCATCCCCACCAGCGCCTTTGTGACCGCAAGGACAGGCCCGCATCCCTGCCGGGTAGTCTCCATCAACGAGCGGCACCATCATTTCACCGTGGAGTTCGATTTCCCCGAAGGCAGCTTCCGGGAGACCTACAAGGAGGAATAACGCATGGACGAACAAGAGTTGAAAAATATTTTGGACAAGCACTTTAAATGGCTACGAGGCGAAAATGGCGGAAAACGGGCCAACCTGTTCGGGGCCAACCTGTCCAGGGCCGACCTGTCCAGGGCCGACTACATTGAAAAGGCAAAAAATTTATTTTATCCCATTGCCTGCCCGGAAATCGGCGCTTTTGTCGGCTGGAAAAAGGCAAGGGTCAAAACCAGCGGTCATGAGTGCATTGTAAAGCTGGAAATTACCGAAGATGCCGTGCGCAGTTCCGGAACAGGCCGGAAGTGCCGCTGCTCAAAGGCAACCGTTTTGGAGATTCAGGATTTAGAGGGGATTGTATTGGAGCAGGTCGCCGTCAGTGATAGAGATGAGAACTTCCATTACATTCCCGGAACTGTGGTCTCCGTTTCGGATTTCGACGAAAACCGCTGGAACGAGTGCAGCACGGGCATCCATTTCTATATTACCCGAGAAGAAGCGGTGAGGCATATCCTATGAAAAAGCTGACCCGCGAAGAGCGGCGGCGCCGGAGCCAGAGGCGGCAGCTGATTACATATCTCCTGTTTCTGATCTTGCTGCTGGCGTGGCTGGGAAGCTACCTGATTATGACGGTGAAAGCAGATCGGCCCGCCATGCACAAGCCGGAGCCCGCCACGCAGGACGGCAGCCTACCCGGCGACGATACCCCGGCCCTGGTCCGCTGTTATCTCACCGAAGAGGAGCAGGAGGCCGCGGAAAACGAGCTGATCGAGGCGGCGCTGCTGTCCCATGCCGTCCGCCTGGATGATGTCACCGTCACCCACTACTGCACCTGCTCCCGCTGCTGCGGCAAGTCCGACGGCATCACCGCCAGCGGCAGAAGGGCCACGCCCGGCGTCTCTGTGGCCGTGGACCCGTCCATCATCCCATTGGGTTCTGATGTCCTGGTGGACTACGGAGACGGAGAACTCCACTATTACCGGGCGGACGATACCGGAAGTGCCGTGAAAGGCGCCCACATCGACCTCTGCATGGAGAGCCACGAGGCCGCCATCCAGGCCGGAGTCCGTACCGCTACAATCTATTTCATCGAGGAGGGAGCTATTTGACAAGAGAAGAACGTATCAAGGCATTCACGATGCGGATCGACGGCCACAACTGGCAGGAGATCGCCCGGGAAATCGGATACGCGGACTGCACCATCAAGAATGACCTGTCGGCCTGCATCCGAATCCCGCCTCGTCCCCCGTCCGTGCTGTATCCGGTCATCCGAAGGTACATTGTAGAAAACTATGGCGGCGTGGTCAAGAGCTTCATTCAGGACGTGGGCGGCGTCTCATACGCCCAGGCATACCAGATGCTCTCCGGGCGGTTGGCTGCCTCCAGGCCATTCCGGGACAGCGTGGCCCATCTCATGGGTATTCCCGCGGAAGATGCGTTCCGGATCGGAGGCGAGTCATGAAGCACTGCCAAATCTGTAACGCCTACTTTGATGCCCCTATGGTCCGGGAGGGCACGGACCCCACCGTATTCCCCGGTTACCGCTACCGGGATGAGCTGTGCCCCGTCTGCGGCCAGCCCTATATCGAGGACGCCGCCGTCTGCCCCATCTGCAAAGGCTATATGCCCGCTGGGGTCATCCTCTGCAAATCCTGCCGCCGCTCCCTTCTAGCCCGTTTCCGGAACTTCGCAGACAGTCTCCGGGAAGAGGAGGAGGACCAGCTGGACGAATGGCTGGACGGAAGAAGCATCAAGGAAAGGAGCGAGTTCCGGTGATCCAGTTTGATGAAAAGTCCCATACCTATACCCTGGACGGCGTGGAACTCCCCAGCGTCACCCACATCTGCCGCTTTCTGGCATACGACTATAAATCGGATAAGCCGTGGCTGGCGGAGACCGCCGCCCGCCGGGGGACCGCCGTCCATGAAGCCTGCGCCCTGATCGACTATGGCGAGACACCGGAGGAAACACCGGAGATCGCTGGGTATCTGAAAGCCTACCGCCGTTTCCTGAAAGACTACCGCCCGGACTGGGAGCTGATCGAGTACCCTATGGGTAATCTGGAATTTGGTTACGCAGGAACGCTGGACCGATACGGGACGCTCTATGATGGCCGCAGCTGTATCCTGGACATCAAGACTGGCCAACTCCACGGCCCATCTCTCCGGGCCCAGCTGACAGCCTACCAAGAATTGATGCCCCTATGGCATAGTACCCCGGATTATCTCTATGCTCTGAAACTCTCCAAGGATGGAACCTATGAGCTCACGGAAGTCCGCTATGACCTGGAACTGCTGAAAATCTGTCTGTTCATGAATCAGGCAGTGGAAAGGAAGAAACGCGCATGAGCGAAGAAATGATGCTCTACAGCTATAACGCCGCCCCGCTGGCGGTTCAAAAGAAGCCCCACTCCGCAGATTATGAAATCTCTGTATTTGGAAGTGCCCCCGCCACTCTCCGCCGGGGCATCGACTTCGGCGTCATCCGCAAGAAGAACGGCGAGGCCATGACGAAAAATCCCACCCTGTTCAAGGCAGGCGCGGAGAAGGTAGCTGTGGCTTATGGGCTCTGCCAGCGGTACTGCATGGAGAGTAAGATCGAGGACCCGGAGATCGGCTTTTTCTTTTATTCTATCCGCTGCGACTTGGTGAAGATCGTGGAAGGCAAGGAGTACATCATCACCAGCTCCTATGGTTCTGCCAACACCCGGGAAGGCCGCACCGGAACTCAGTCCCCCTACGACGGCGCCAACAGCGCCTTAAAGATGGCCCAGAAGCGGGCGTTGGTCTCCGCCGCTCTCTCCCTTGGTTGTATGTCCGACAGCTTCACCCAGGACATTGAGAGCGATACAGAAGACGCCGGGGCCTACTTCGCGGGCAAAGACCCGGAAAAGCCCATTACCCCCGCACAGGTCAAATTCTTCTATACCTGTGCCAGCCGCCATGGCCTGACAAAGCAGGCGGCCAAGGACTTCTTGAAATCACACGGCTACGACAGCGCCAGCAAGATCAAGTCCGGCGACTTCGACGCCCTAGTGGACGCCCTGCAAAAGGAGGACTCCTGATGTTTATCAATGGCCTGCCAGACTATGACCGCAGTGGCAAAGAGGTCAAGACCGGCCTCGTCATCGCAAAGGCCACCTGTGACGGAGATATCCGCATCACCAGCAACGGCAAGGAGGTCGGCTCCATCTCCGTCCGCGCCTATGGCCGCAAGGATGGAACCGCCGCTTTCCTGACCGTCAAGGGCTGGGGAAAGCTGGCCCGCCAACTGTCCGTTATGGTGAAGGGCGACCGGGTCATCGCCGCCGGACGGCTGGAGAGCCGGGAGTACAACGGCAAAACCTATACAGACCTGATAGCGGACTATGTGTGGCCCACAGAAAAGGAGCCCCACTTCCCCATCCAGAGCGGCGGCGTCAACGTCTCAGCCGCAGACTTCGCCGAGATCGGCGAAGAGGACGGCGAACTGCCGTTTTAAGGCGGTGTGTATGTGAAACGGGATCAATTTACATTTTATCGGAGCTACTATGAGGCTCTGAAAAATTTACCGAAACGAGACCAGACTGCAGTCCTGATGGCAGTCATTGGTTATGCCCTAGACGAAACTGAGCCCTTGCTCTCCGGCGTCCCTCTTTCCGTTTTCACTTTGATCCGCCCGACACTGGACAGCGGGAGGAACAAAGCACGAAACCGCATGAACAAATGCGGAACAAGATCAGATCAAACCGAGAACAAAGTAAAAACAAATCAGGAACAAACCTGTAAGGAGAGGGAGAAAGAGGTAGAGAGTGAGAGAGAGGTAGAGGTAGAGAGTGAGAAAGAGAGTAAGAACGATAGTTATACTCCCCCTACCCCCTCTTCCAGGGGGAAACGCTTTTCACCTCCGACAGTCGATGAAGTCAGGGCATATTGTCAGGAGCGGAACAACGGGGTAGACCCAGAGTCGTTTGTTGCTTTCTACGCCTCCAAGGGCTGGAAGATCGGTCAGTCTCCCATGAAGGACTGGAAACAGGCTGTAATCACCTGGGAAAAGCGCAGGAAGCAGGAAGGGAAGGAAAAACCTACTGCCCAAAGCATGAACGACGAGACGTGGAAGTACATCCGGGAAATGTATCACCACAAGGAGGAACCATGAACAGCAAACAAAAAGGCAAGCGCGGAGAGCTGGAATGGGCCAGCTATTGCCGTGGGCAGGGCTATGACTGCCGCCGCACGGCTCAGTATTGCGGGAACACCGGGGACGCCTCTGACGTTGTAGGGCTGCCCGGCATCCATCAGGAAGTCAAGCGTGTGGAGCGGCTGGATTTGGAGGCAGCCATGGCCCAGGCCAAGCACGATGCGCCTCCTTGGGAATATCCCATTGTAGCCCACCGGCGGAGCCGCTGCGAGTGGCTGGTGACGATGCGGGCGGAGGACTGGTTTTCCCTGTACCGGGAATGGGAGGCAAGTCATGACAACTAAGAAGCTGCAAACCATTCTGGAGATGGTGGACCGGGGATGCCTCCAGAAGGACATTGCCAAAGCGGTCAATGTGTCCGTTTCGACCGTCAGCATCTGGGCCCGGAAATATGGGCGTGTGCGGATACCGCGTCGCTACTGCCTGAAGATGTACACCATCTACGGCAAGGACGGGCAATACGCCTTTGAGGGCACCGCCCGAGAGTGTGCGGAATATCTGGGCATCCGATACCAGTCCTTCCGGCGGATGGCGTCCCAATACCAGCGTTATGGCAAGGGCCGGTATGCAGTGTATCCGTCGGAGGTGGAAGCATGAGAGCTGCCCGCTGGAAAGGAAGAGAGCATGATGGATGATACAAAGCGCGCCTTGCTGGGCGACCACGAGGCAGCCAAGCGGCTGACGGATGCGGGGGTGCTGGTGCCGTGCCCTGGATGCGGTAGCGACAATATCGTGGATTGGTACAGACACAATGAGGTCTGGTATCAGTGCGATGATTGCGGCTGGCAAGGCCCAAGCGTTTACTGTGAAGGATTTCAGGATACAGAGCAAGCCCGCCTGGAATGGAACACCCGCGCACCGATTCTGAGCGCGGAGGGGATGGAGATGCTGGAGGGGATGGAATGAAGAACCCGGGAGAATATGTTGACATTGGGGACCCATCCTTGCAAGTCAGAACAGACGAGGATGGAAACACCGTGGCCTCTGCAACGATACAGGCGGTTGTCCTCTGGAAAGAAGATATCGAAAACTACATCATGGACGAGATCATCAAGATGTGCAAGGAGCACGGAATTACGGACCTGTATGTGCTGAACCGGGATTTCATCCTGTCAGCCGTCAAAGAGAAGATGGAAAGGGAGGCCCAGTCATGACACGGGAAGAAGCGATCAAAGCAATTAGTGACATGATACTTGATATGGAGTATCCAAATGGTGTTTATCATGAAAAATTCACCGAGGATGAAAGCCAAAAACACTTGGCGCTTTATGCGGTGAAAAAAGCCCTCCGCCCCGTCAGCCGGGAGCAGGTGGAGAAGGTGTGGAGGGGTGAGTGGAATTATAGCCATACAACCGAAACAGACCACTTTGCTGTTGTTAAATGCTCAAAGTGTGGGCACGAAGCGTTTGCGATAGCCCTTTATGTGAAAGATGAAAATTTCTGTCCCCACTGCGGCGCTCCCATGACGGACGAGGCTGTGCAGATGGTAATGGAGAGATTATAACTGGAGGCGGTGAACGATGCGTAAAGGGTTAATTCTTATCATTGGCTTGATTGTTGGCTACGCAATAAGTTGGGCATTTACAGTCGGAATTATCAAGCTCATCACAATGTGCTTTTCCATCGAGTTTTCTTTGTCCGTTGCCACTGGGATATGGTTGGTCCTGTGGCTGCTGAAATTGGTTTTTCATAAGTCGAAAGGGAGGCGCTGAACGATGCGGATTGAGCGCAAGCGCTATGTGGTCATGCGGAAAAACAGAACAGAGGTTTGGTGCGGTCTAGCAAAGAATTTTAGTTTTCGCCCCATATCGGAAATAAAAGACGTTTCCGTCAAGACCTATCGTTCTGAGGCGCAGGCTAGAAGCGGCTGTTCTTCGTGGGACAAAGACTTTGAAGTCGTTCCGGTAATCGAGATGATTGCGACTGAGGAGGCGCTGAAAGATGGAAGAGTTTGATTGCAAGAAGTGCCTGCACGAAAAGGTATGTGCGCTGTGGGCGAGCCGAGAATCGCAGAACGCAAGCTGTTTCTGTACGGATGGGTGTGATTACTTCACGCCCACCCTCACCCCGCCGAACGAGTGGGTGAGGGTGGAGGAGAGGTTGCCACGTTTGCGAGAGAATGTCTTAGTGTGCGCTTATTGGCATGAGCATTGGGGCGTGTATATGGGGTGGAACAGTGGACATGGCTGGTCTGTTTCTTGTGGACTTGGTCAAAGGAGCGATGTTCAGGTGTCTCACTGGACGCCCCTTCCGGAGCCGCCGGGAAAGGAGGGGTGAGAATGGACAGGAAAATGGAGTGCCCGATTTGCAAAAAGAAAGCGCTATTTGTAGGCGTCCACGATGACGAGGGAAATTACCACGGGCTGGTTGGATGTGAATATGAAAACGACCCATGGAGCAGCCTGTCATATGCCTTACACCACGAGGGATGGGGAGACTGTCCTCTGTGTACTGATGGGGCATACAGCACTATGGGCGGAATGCTCTTTGACACGGCGGAGGACGCAATCTCTGCCCTGTCACCGCCGAACGAGCCGCTGACGCAGGCAGACCTTGATAGCATGGACTATGACAAGGTGTGGATTGACTATGGGGACGACGGTGAGTGGGCGCTGGTGGTAAGCGGCCGAATTTATGCCCTGGCGGTACTGGAGGGAACCGGGTTTGAGGACATCTTGCGGGACGAGGTGAACGGTGAGACCATGGACCGCCCCAGTGGAGATTACACCGTGTACCGCCGCCCGCCGGAGGGAGAGGATGAAACATGACAAACGCAGATAAAATCCGGGCCATGAGCGACGAGGAACTGGCGGACATTTTTCTCAGAGCCGACTTTTGTAAGTGTTGTGAGCATGAAAAAGGCGGAGTATGCAATTTCATCTGTGCTTATCCAAACATTCCGATTTATGAAGGGTGCAGGCAAGCTGCATTGAAGTGGATGAAGCAACCAGTGGAGGTGGACACCTGATGGACTACGAAAAGCTTGTGGCTGAATTAAGAGATTGGTTGCCACCAGAAAGTGAGAAAATCCCATACGGAGAACTAGTCGGCGCGCCATATCCATACAACCTGCAAGGCCCATTGGTGTATGCTGACGAGGTATGTAACTTAGTGGAAGAAGCTGCGGATGCTATCACCGCCCTGTTGAATGAAAACGCCAGACTGAAAAACAGGAAATCAATGTGGAGGAAACTGTTGGAGGCGGTTAAAAGCGCCTTTGGCTGGGAGGACAAAGCAGAGGAGGAAACCTGATGGACATTGAGAAGATATGCGCATCGTTGCGTGTGCTGCCAACCACAGAAGAGCTTTTGACGGCAGAGAAGGCCCTGTATGCGCTCCAGGCCGAAAATGAGAAGCTGCGGACTGAGTTGGAAAAAGAAGCAGCAGCCAGAAAAAAGCAAGCAGACATCCTTTGCGAGTTGAGAGGTCAAAAATACGAACAAATGTCGGTTATCGACCGACTGCGCTCCGAGCTGAACGACCTGCGTGCCCAGTGGGATATGTATGGCGGAGATGTTGGCATTACAGCCACGTTTTCCGAGCTGGAAAAGGTGAAGCGGGAACGGGATGCGGCAGTAGATTGCATCTACAAAATCGAGGATGCCCTTGACCGGGGAAATGACAATGACTGGGCCAGAGAGCATATTTCGGAATGGGAGAGCCAGAAGGAGGGCTGACATGAAAAAGCGTAAATACTACCGCAAGTGCGGTATCTGTGGGGAACGGCATGAGCAGAGCGAAATGGTGAGGGATGAATGTTCTCCCACTGGCTGGATTTGCTTTGACTGTTGCATGGGCGTACACCCGGAGTATGAGGAGGACTGGCATGGAACGGCTGACATACTTTGAATGCGGGAAATGGCGGCTCAAGATCGGAGATACGGAATACAGCGGAGAAGCTGTAGACCGCCTCGCCGCCTACGAGGACACGCGCTTGGAGCCGGAGGAAATCATTTCTGCCATGGATATGGCGAAAATCGCTTGCGCTCTGCATGAACTCAACGCTTACAAGGAGCTCGGCCCCATTGACCGCCTCCGCACACTCAAACAGGCTGACGATGAGGGGCGGTGCATGGTGCTGCCTGCAAAGCCAGATCAAACTATCTATCAATGGCGCAAAGGTGATGATTGCCCGAGCGTAAGCCGTCTTGATGGCGTACAAATTAACGCAGATGGAGAGATTACATATCCGATTTGGAACGGTTATTTGATACCTGAAGATTTCGGAAAAACCGTTTTCCTGACCCGCGGGGAAGCCGAGGCCGCACTACGGAGGGAGCAGGATGGTTGATTGGGCAGTCATTAGGAGACTTGGGCTTTCCTTCCCTGGATGGTTCATCAACGCCCAGGGGGAGTTTATCGCCCACCAAAAGGCAAATGTGTATTTCAATATCAGCACTTGCAAGAGCGAACTGGATGTAAAGTGCAAGGTGTTGGAGTGGTTTTCCCGCGCGGCTTGTAAGTCCACGCCGTTTCGCCGTGCAGTAGATAATACAGCCCTTCATATTTTCTTCCTGAATGGTATAAATCAATATCTTGACACTAGGTTCAGTGTGGAGGATATGCGAGAGATTTACACTTATCTCGGGAACGCTTGCGACCATCAAAAAACGATCCGATTTATAGAGAGCGGCTATGATATGACCGTATTGGAGGGACAGGAATGAAGGAGTACATCGAGAGGGCGGTTGCTGTCAAGAAATTTGAGAACTAATGCTCTGTAAACTGAATACTATGGTTTCTGTTGCAGAGTTTTCTATTGTCTGCACAGAGTGCGGCTTGGAAACCAGAATCTATGTAAATCCCATGGCAAACTGTTGCTTTGACATGGGCGAGGCGGTCAGGATAATTACCGAAAAATGGAACAGGCGCGACGGGGAGGGCGGTGATTGAGATGCCGAAGATGGAGCCGCAGGCATTTATCAAAATACTTCACAGCACAAAGACAGGACGGTATGGAATGACCTTAAAGGAACTCTTCGTCATTGCCGACCATGCCGAGGACTGGTCAGATACGGCGTTCCTCGCCTTTAACTACGGCTTTCTGAAAGGCCAGCGCAGCATCAAAAACACCATGAAAAAGAAATCTATGGAGGTATCACAATGAACGAACTGAGAGTTTTTAATTTCAATGACGCAGAAGTGGTCGACAGCCGGGATGTGGCTGAGATGACAAACGTTCGCCACGCTGATTTGATCGAAAAAATCACCGGGTACATGAAGCATTTAGCCAACGGAAATTTCCGTTCGCTGGACTTCTTCATCCCGAACACTTACAAGGACGCCCAGGACAAGCCCCGCCCCTGCTATCTACTGACTAAGAAGGGCTGCGACATGGTGGCGAACAAGATGACCGGAGAAAAGGGCGTCCTGTTCACTGCTGCCTACGTCTCCGCCTTTGAGAAGATGCGGGAACATATCCAAGGCGGCAAAACAAAGCGGCTGGGAATGACCGACTACCAGATGGAGAGCATCCGCGTCCGCAAGGCCCAGCTTTTGGAGCGTCTGGCGAAGGAGTATGACGGTACTTACAGACAGGTTCTCCAGGCCCACGCTACCAAGGAGCTGACTGGGGAATACCTGCTCCCCCTGCCCTATATCGGGGAAAAGACGTACTCAGCACAGGAGATCGGCGAAAAACTGGGCATCTCCGCAAACAAGGTCGGGATGCTCGCCAACCGGAACCACCTGAAAACGAAGCAGTACGGGACATGGGTCAATGACGTTGCCAAGAACTGCCCCGGAAAGGAAGTCCCGTCCTTCCGATACTACGAAAGCGTTGTTCCGGTTCTGAAAACGATCATCTCCAAACAGTGAGAAAAGGCCCCGCCGTCTGGCGGGGCTTCTCTTATGCGTAGGGGTTATTTTTCTCCCAACTCTTGTTGATGATTGTCCAGAGGTCCGCCTTTTGCTCTTGGGTGAAATTGTGGCTATCCAGATAAGCCCTGGCCTCACTTTTGGATTTGTACCCATTCTTGTCCGCATCAATTCCGTTCTTCATATCCGCATACTGTTCGACAGTCAGACCGGCAGCCACTGCCTGCTTCGTTTTCTCATAAGCCGTCCCAGACATGATCTCGGCGCCGTACTGATGATAGAGGGCCAAGTATTCCGCTGGAGATATTCCAAGATCGTTCTGCGCTGTCTCTGCGTTGTTTACCCATGCCGGAACACTGTCGGCTCCCAGAATCGTTTTCTTTGCCCGTTGGCTGGCGTAGTCATTACAGAGGTCCAAAAGCTCCGTCTTGGTAGTATCATTCGCCCTCTTGTATGCGCTGCTGCCCATCATGGAGGACAGCGTAGTCAGTGCGACGGCGCCGCGATCCCGGAGATAGTCCTGCCGCTCCTCGTAGGTCAAGGACTTGCTATAGGTATTGCCATCTTTTGTGTACGAGAGCTCCGATGGGGCGCTCTTAGAAGGATAGAAGGAGGTCTCCCCCGTCCGCTCGCGCAGCGCTTCCATGTTTTGAGACACTTCGCTCTGGTCGTAGGTATTGACTCCCACCGGGTTCAGCAGCGCGTTCAGCAGGCGGTCCGCAGTGCTCCCCTGATACAGCTTTTCCTCCCCCAGTGGGTTGACAGACCCCGGCAGGGTTTCTCGCAAACCCGGGATGCTGTTCTTCACGCTGTCCACAACCTGCTCTCCGAGCGTATCCCCGGAATAGGTATTGCGGGGTCGGTCATCCAGCCCACGGGCCGTAGACCGCAGAATGTTTGGTATCAGGGAAGAAGCTACCGTGTTTGCCCCCTCCTGCAGTAATACTTCCTGTGGGTCCTGTCCATATTTGATGATGTCCGTTGCCGCATTCCCAATGAACTGCATCACCGGAAGCTCCGCAGTTGCATCCATAAAGGATTTCGGCACAGCATTAAAAGAAGAAACGATGGGGTTCCCTTCACTCTTTGCCATCTCCGTTCCCAGGTTCATCAACAGGTTCAGCGGCTCGATGGAGGACAGGTCGATCAGGGTGTCTCCACTCTGCCATTCCGTGCTTCCACCGGACAAAGCCCGTTCCGTTGCGGAGATATTCAGTTGGGTTCCCGTGATGCCCTCGCTGGAATTCAGCGCCGCCACGTCCGGATCATCCTCGTCCCCTGCCTGAGACAGAAGCCCCGACTGGGCCAAAAGCATAAATCCGTAAGCAATGGCGGTTCCGGTGAGGCCCCGGGTAGTGTCAGAGACGGCCCGGGCCTGTGCAGCCGGGTCCACATTCTGACCGCTGACAGCCTGCGCCACGGTTTTACCCATCTCCACAATACCCTTGACAGCGTTCGCGGGAGAATACTCCAAACCGCGAGATGCCAGATTTCCGGCTACCCGAGTAAACGGCGCCACAATGTCACCAGCTCCGAAGGCATGGACTGTACGGCCGCGGATGCTCCGTCCACTGTCACCAATGCCAGCAACCATATTCAGTACATCATGTACCTGCTGGATCGCAAGAGAAAGTTTGCTGTCATCCTGGAACGTCCGGTATCGTGCAAGTGCGTCAGCTTGGTTCTGTGCATAGTCCTTGTCAGTAGTCTTGATCTTCCCTTGGTCGACCAGCGCCTGGGTACGGCTCGCATTGCTGCGGGCAAGGCCCTTGTAGAATTCGTCTGTGGCATTCAAAAGGTACGCTTGGTTCCGCTCCAGCATAGACATTACACGGTCCACAAAGTTTCCGCTGGCTTTGAAGGTCCGGCGGCTGCTGGTGCCGTACCGGCTCTGATTACCGCCCATGTCTACGTCCATGGTGATTTCTGCAATCGCCATTTGCATCGCCTTGGCTGCCTGCCCCAGATTGGAACGTTCATAGGCCACGCTGCGGGTCCCTGTTACTTTGGACAGCGCCATATCCAGCAGGGCCGCCCCCTTCATGGAAAGCGCGTCCAGGCCGTAGAAAGACGTGTTTCCGGTGATGTTCTTCACCGCCGTTTTGGGGTTGGACAGCATGTTCAGGATTTGGATAGTCTTGATCTTCTGACCCATGTTGGCCGGTGTGGAGTCGGTGCTGAGCGCAGAAGTGGAAGCATAGGCGAACTGCTTCAACTGGTCGAATGTCAGGGAGTCCAAGCTGCTGTTTGCAACCGCGGTCATAATCCGGCTCTGCCGACCAGTTAAGCCATTCAAAACGCCCCGCTGCTGTGCAACGTTCAGGATAATGTCTTTCAACTGCTGCGGCTCTGCGGCCTGCTCGATCTCCGTATCCCACTTCACAATCCGTTGGAAGGTGCTGCGCTTCTCTTCTTCGGAAAGATTGGAGTTTTGCAGATTGTCCCACGCCTCCAGCTCCGAAGATTGTCCGTTCTGGTTGTCCCGGCGGCTCCACTTGGCGTTTGCCTGAACGCCCTGACCAGTGGCAGTCTCATGCTCCCGCATGATCCGCAGGAAGTCCGTATATTCCTCAGAGGGGATCTCCAGATTTGCGGACCTGCCCTGCAGCTCCTGCTGGATCATCCGGGCGGCATCCATCTGGGGCGCATTCCATGCCGTCGCATCATCTAGGGACTGCACCAACTCATGAAAAGCCGTCTCGTCAATGTCTCGCAGGAAGGTCCGCTGGCCGTCCCGAACGGCGTACACCAGTTCTTCTGCCAGATTGAGAGAACGCCCTTCTGTTTGGCTTTCATACCGGAACAGCTTGGCATAGTCCTCCCGTGAAAGGCCGGTGGCGGCTTCTTGATATTGATTATACGGCATGGACTCCGCAAGGCGGCTGGTCCTCTCCTGCCCTTCCATGCCGGGGGTGGTGAAGCCCCGCCGGGCGCTGCCCAGGTTGTCATAGGTTGGCGGTGCCTGTGTGTCTCCGGTTTCCTGCCGGGTATCCCCAAACAGAATTTGCGCCAGAGCGTCCGAATTGACATTTTCCGCGCCGGGTGCTATAGTAGTATTAGAAGCAGGAACTCCTCGGGAGGCCCGCCCGTCTGTCACGGTGTCGACAGTGCCCGGTGTTGTTCCTGCACCATCCCCCGCGTCTACTACGGTATCGAGGTCACCCGAAAGGGCAGAAGTTCCGTCTGGTGTAGATGCGGGGGATTCGTCATTTCTAAAGATGACGTCTCCATTTGCATCCACTACCTCGTGAAGATAGTAGCGGTTGCTGGCGCTGTCCTTCGTGACGATGACACCTAAGTAAGTAGGCTGCCCCCGGTAGGTAATTGGCGCTGCGAAAGTGTAGGTATCATAGCCGCGCCCTTTCCAGTTCTGTTGATAGTCAATCTGCTGGCCGTTTCGGATTACATCCGGGACGGCCGCAAATGTCTCGATTTTGGAAGGGCCTGTCCCATGTCCGATCATGCTGGACTTGATTCTCCCCCTGGAGAATAGAACATCACCAAAGCCGGGCCGATTGACCTTATTCCCAATCGCATTGACAAAAGAGGCAAGCCGATCCACCAGTTTTCCACTTCGGGGGATTTCTGTCCCAGTAACCTCGGCAACCGGATTCATGTTTTGGATATGCGGAATAGACTGACGTACACGGCTAACAAGCGTTGGCTCCAAAAAGCCTGTAGTGCCCTCTGCAGCCTCCTGTGCCTGGGTGGTGGAAACGGGTGCAGTTTCCGTTTGCGCCGTTCCTGCGGCATCTGTGGCCCGGCGATTGGCATTTTCGGCGCTCCTGCGGCCAATGCTTCCAGCAGCTCCAAGCGCACCACCCAAAGCGCCTCCAATCAGGCCCTGATAAATGGTGTCTGCCAGATAGTCCGGGTCCTGATATTGCTGCAGGGCGGTTTTATCATAGGTGATCCGCTGCAGCACCGGCTGGACCAATGCTTCCACAACTTCCTCTCCACCTTCGCTTAATGCGGAAAGGACCGTTTGTCCAGCCGCACTCTGGCCCAGGCGTCCGGTTGCTTTTGTGATAGCATTGTCCAGGACACCGGAACCAAAGGTCCGCCGAAGTGGGGCGGCCACGTTGGCGATCTTCTCTGTCGCTACACTGAGCGCCGCGCTCCCCGCGCCATAGGCCACCTGCTGCCCCAGCGTCGCCCCCTCCTGCCGGGCCTGCTGCGTCCCGGAGCCAAAGCCACGGACAGCCATTGGAACAAGCGCACTCCCTCCAGTGAGAGCTGCCAGAAGAGCGTCGCCCGCCAACTGCGTCCCGGCCACACCCACGTCCACCGCGAACTGACCGACACTTCCAAGCCCCTCCTTTGCCTCCGCGATGTTCTGTGCCGACTGGGCCGCAAGACGGTCCGCCGTATCATACACGGCCTGAGTGGCCCGTGCAATGGGGGCGTGCTGCTTCACAGCTGCGTCATGGTATCCGGTAGAACGGCTGTCTGCACGGGAGGCAAGCATCTCCAACTGCTGCCGCATGGATGCTGTGATAGGTGTTCCATCATCCAGCGTCCCACGCTCCAACATCTCCCGGTAGTGGGCTGCATTCTCTTCCTCCTGGTTGGCCCGCCGGGTGTAGGAGCTGCCAGCAGTATCATAAGAACGCAGCAGGTCCAGAAAGGTCCCGCCGGTACTCGTAAAGCCCGCCGCCGTTCCCTGTGCAGCGCCTTTGAGCATACTCCCGCCGCGGGACGCCTCCGGTGTGGAGATCACCTGCCCGGTGGTGCTGTCCACCACTTCGCTGATGTGTCCAGTGTCTCGCATCAGGATATTTAGAAGCGTATCCGGCTTCGTCTTTTCTTCGGCAACTTTCCGCTGAGATTTTGCCGAGCTGCTGATCTTGCCGGTAATGGTATTCTTTCCGGCCTTTGTTTTCGGCTTGGTCGTAATCGCCTCAACATTCGGACGACTTCTTACCGGATCAGGGTCATACGTCAGTGTCTCACCTGTGCTGATCCTTTTAAATGTCGGCATGGTTTCACCTCTTTAATTAGACAACGAAATGTCATATTTGGCGAACAGATCGGCTAGTTGTTGCTTCTGATAAGCGGACAATTCGCCCCATCTGT